AATGTACGAACATTCTGATTTTGATTTACAATAGTAAAGTATTTGTCTGGTAAAGTTTTCGGTGCCTAGGGTGATTACGTCTGCGGTTAATTCTGGGCTTGACCCATAGTACTCTCTCCAATCTGAATCGATCTTTGATCGTATCTTCTTCCGCTTCTTTATGCCGTTCTTTTGAGTGACAGTTTTATAAGTTGTTTTGCTAAACTTTGCTAATTTTTTGCCTATGTACTTGCGTCCAGATAGATTATTTGTGATTAGATAAACGAAACCTACACATTCTTCGGGCAGTGTCTCAATTGGGGTATCTTGATAAAGCCAGGTCATGTGTTGTATGCGATTTATCCTTGCGTTATAGTTATGCCTTATGATCTAAATTGACGTAAAAAGTTGCCTCTTCTACCACGGTGTTTTGACTCACTGCGGTAGCGTATTGTATAAAATTGCTAATATCTGTTAAATTTATACCGTTTCCAGTCCAGTTTGAACGACTACGGCTAAGTTCAGTATCCAGTCTATCTAGAGTGATCAATGTTGTCTTAAAGGGCACTAGATTTTGCTTGAATGCTTGTGTACCTTGGCGACTTGCGTGTTCCAGTGCTGCCTTGCTAATTCTGTAGGTTTCGAATCGTGGCTCAGGAGCCACGATACTTTTGCTGCCAGTTGATCCAATATTGATGATATGTCCTGTTTTACTGGCAACTTTCCAGGCATCGTACACTGCCATGTACACCTGTGCCTGTGCAAAGTTTGCCCAGTCTTCCTGTGGCGGTCCGTCAAATGCGTTGTTAACGAACACATCAAAGTCCAGACTTATTTCTGCAATCTCTTTGACATGCTTTGTAATGTCGTAACCTTGCGCACGGCTAATGCTAGTGCCTTTGAATGTTTGAACTAGGTGTAGCCCTAGGCCTCTGTTGCCGCCAGTTATAAAAAATGTTTTGTTCATTCGAGTTTGGTCCCATACTTTTTGAAATTGCTTGCCGCAGGTCATAGCGCATTCAAACAATCGCTCGGGAAATGTATTGTACTCCCAACTGGCCACAAGATCCGACCAGAATGAGTTGGTAAACACCTGTTGCAGTGAACGATGATGTATGTTTAAATTATCTGATCCGTGACGATTGACAAACGCTTGTACTTGATTCACGCCGTTGACTGTGCTGAGATCATTGCTATACGGCAAAGCAGATTGATCACAAAACCTAGCATCACTGAGATTGTGATTTAACATGTTGCACGGTAACACAAGACCTGCGGCATTGATGGCAACTTTATTGCCCTTCAATGAATCACAGCAAATTTCTGTGTTGGCAAAGTATTCTTTAATGTCTGGATGTTGCTTCTTTAATTCAGGAAGTATGGCGATACTTTTGTTTTTATATTGCTTTAGATCAGTAGGCTTAATAACATACTCTGTTTGTCCTTGCCGATTTTGCACAGGCCATTCTGCAAACTCTGTCATTGTGTTATGATTTAAGAATCTGCCAGTAGCGCGATACTTAAACTTACGGAATCCAATTTTAGTACTTAACTCTCGCGCTTGATCAACTTGATGTTGATTGTGTTCAAATATAATATAGTTCCATACTGCACGGCCGCCTGCGGAGATGTATGCAGTGGCGTTGCTGATAATCTTGTTGAAGTCAGTGTTGCGTCTATACAAATGGTTAGTATCCGCAAGCCCGTCGATGTTGAAATCAACTTGACCGTAACCGCCAATGATCTCTGCCATCTCAGTCCAGTATTCTGTATCGTGTGCTCCACCATTGGTGTGTATATACAACCAAAGTGTAGGACATTTGCGTCTAAAGTCACGTAGTATGTCCAGGAAGTATGGATGCATAATAGGATCACCGTAACTTCCGCAGAAGAAAACCTGTCTCAATCTACCGCACAGTTCTTCAGTGAATGCTGTATCTATCACCATCCTGGGAAGGTGTTCCAGCGTGAGATGTGGATTAAGACCGCTGCCATTGATGTTGCGAGGACATTGAGGACACGCGGCATTGCAGTAAGTGGTTACTTCAATCTGGTACTCGTCAATGACCTTAAAATCAAACATTAGGCTAGTTCTACATCCGTGTTATAGCTGGTAAAACCGTTTTCTTTAACGACCTTGAGAATGTTTTCTACTCTGCTGGTAAGTTCATCTCTGTGACTTACTAACCAAATGCTCTTGTGCCGTTCGCGGCTCATCTTTTTCAGCAAGCCCAGTGCATTCTCTACGCCTTGTGTGTCAAGGCCATTGTCAATCATCTCGTCAATGAACAACAAGTTGATAGGTGAGTACAAACTTTCCCATACATCACGGAATGCCCAGCTCATGCTGAGAATCAATCGGTTACGTTCGCCACGACTCAAGTTGTCAAAGTCCAATTCACGACCCAGTTCTTCGATGCTCACACTTAGATCGTTCATGAATTTTACTGTGTGTGGCAGTCCAATCCTATCCAAGTAGTGTGTGAGGCGACTGTTGAGATAACTCAAGTTCTGATCAATGATCTTCTTGCGTACAAATGAGTCTTTTGAGGTCAACAGTTTGAGCAAGAAGTCTTGGTGATCCTGCACTCTTGTGAGTTCATTCAAGTGATCGTAACTCACAACTTGTAATGCCTGTTGTTGCATTTCGGTAATTTGGTCACTGTAAGGATCAGTTTCTTGTGCTTTATTATTGATCTGTGTGAGCATGGTGTTCATGCGACTGCGATGATCAATTGCCTGTGTTTCAGTATCATAATGTGTGACAGGTTGTGTGCCAACCTCTACAGGTGTGTGTTCTGCCAGTTGTTCAGCATAGGGATCTGTTTCTGCACGTTTGGCATCAATCTTGTGCTGAATATTTTCCAACTCACTAGAATGTCGAATTGCTTCTGTTTCTATTGCATAATGTGTTGTGGGCTTGGCACCCAACTTGCCTAATGCTTGCAGTGCATCAGTGTTCTCAATCCACTGTGTATTTGTAGATAGAGCTTGTAGTGCTGCTTCTTGCAAGGCTTTCTCTTTAGCAGCCAATACTGTTTCGTGATTGGTATCATGGAAGTCTTGTCCACAAGCATAGCACTTGTGATCTTTTAATTCTTCAATTTCAGCTTTTAACTTATCAATTACTTTTTGTTCTTTGGCCTCGTCTAGCACACATCTAGCAATGTATTTTTCTAAGTCTGCAATGTCCTTGGCTTGCTGGGTATAAGCAGCCAAGTTGGTATGTGCTTGTAGTTCTGCTGTGATATCAATGTGACTGAGTTTGTTGTAGGTTGATTCTAACTCGCCGATATCTTTGTGTTGTTTTTGTTTCCAAGTAGTTTGTCGACCAACAAGAGCAGTATATGCATCTTGTTGTTGTTTTCTTGCAGACCACACAGCTAGATCTTTGTGGGCCAACAGTTCTACTTCAATGTCAATCTTTGTTAGATCGTCGTACTGACCAACTAGATAAGCTACATCACTGTCGTACTTCTTTTGCCAAAGCACTTGTCTACGCTTTAAACTTTCAATCTGTTCTTCGATACGCTTGTTGGCTTCTTGCACAGCACGGATACGGAATTCTTCTTGTGAGATGCTGTCTTTGGTCTGCCGGTTGAGTTCTTTAATAGCATCTGCACGTTCACTCAGCAAGGTAATGCCCAACAACTGTTCGATGATATTGCGTTGGTCGTTGGCTTTTAAACTCAAGAACGGTTCTGTATAAGTGTTTAGCGCCAGCACATGTTTGAACATGTCGTGACTCATGTTCATCACACGTTCAATAGCATCCTGTGTTTCGCGACTGTCACCTTGAGCTTCATCTGTAGACACCTGGGCTTCATTGTTGACATAGAAACGCAACATGTTTGGTTTGCGACCGCGTTCAATTTTGTATTCTTGACCGTTTACCACAAAATCCAGACTAACCAACATGTTTTTGCCGTTGGTTTTATTCACAAGATTGTCCTTGCGAATGTTACTCAGTGCTTGCCCATACAAGGCATAACTTAGTGCATTGATGATTGTGGTCTTACCGGTGCCATTTCGGCTACCATCACCGCCTAGGTCCAAGTTTTCACCCAAGACCAAGGTAAGGTCAGAACGGTCAAAATCAATACCTTGAGTGGCCGCACCCACACTCATGAAGTTTTTAACAGTTAAATTTTTAATTTGAATCATAAATGTGGGGGAATAAAGTTTGGCTATCTAAATTTCGACGCTGATCTATTGTTCCTAAAAACTTTCTTAAATCGTCTAACGTAGAATTACTTTTTGACTCTAAGAAATTATACATGGTAGTCAAGCATTTTGCAAACCATTGTGAAGAATTTGCAGTTTGCGACCTTGCCGATATTATATTTTTTAATTGTAAAATTTGATCTTGGGGCAGATTACGAACATCCAGCGCAGCCGGACCACTCAAACACTGGATGATATACATATTTTCTTGAAATCCTTGAGAATCCAAGAAGTCGATACAGTCAAACAAACTAGTTGAATTTAGAGCACACCATACCATATTAAAATTGATATCTTTTTTGCGGTGTTGCAGTAAGTCTAAGTTTTTTAAAAACACCGACCAATCACCAGGCCACCTAATGTAGTTGTATTGGGATTCTATAGCATCAACACTAATTGTCCATTTGACATTTTCAAATTGTTCTAGCAA